CTCCGCCCCGGTCGATGAAACGAATGAACGCATCGCGCCGTGGATGACCTGGCGGCCGGACCTTGGAGATCACGGCTCGAGCCAACCGTTGCGAGAGCTCGAGTTTGTCTCCGCCGTAGTCCTTATCCGCCCGTGTTTCGGCCAGCCATCGATCAGATTGCGCGTGGATTGCCGCGTTCTGCTCGTCGACGGCCGCTTGCGCCTCTTCGTTTGACCATCCCGCTTGCTTCGCAATCCCGGCCAGATAGTCGAGATCGCTTTGCTCGAGGTGCCCACCCTCCGGCAGCTTGAGCTCATACTTCTCCGGCGTTTTGGGCTTGGCATCTGCCGTGCCGGCTTGCGCCGTCGTCCCTTGAGCTCCCGCTTCTCCGGTCTTCCCCGATTCCGCGGATCCGGCTTTTGTGGTGCCGGTTGCCGCGTCGCCGACGACCGTCGAGCCTGCCTGGCTCTTGGTTTCGTCGGTCTTCGTAGTGGCCGCCGCGGCATTGGTTGATCCCTGAGCCGTTGCGTCCGCTGTTGCCTGTGTCATTGTTCCCTCTCTTGTGATGCAAACGAGGCATGAGCCGCGTCAGTTTCTCGAGCGTCCGCTCGTCTCCGTTCTCGAGCTTCTCGGTTCATTAGGTCGACGAGCTCTTCGTCAGCCCGAATCAGGTCCGCCAGGAGCTCATGAGCCGCATCTTGTTTACCCGCGTTGTAGTGAATCAGCGCCGACGGATGCCAGATCGACCGATAGGCTCCGAACCGCGCCAGGAGATCATCGAAGACCATCCGACCGGCCGAGGTTCCGAGCACGCTTCGATAGGCGTCGAGCCGACGATCCTCTCGCCTGACTTCCTTCCTGGCGGCCCGTTTGACCTGTTCTTTGTCCGCCGCGTTCTTGACTTCCGCTCGAGCGTCCACTAGATTCCCCCGCCCTCGACTGCCCGCGTCAGCACGGTATCGCTAGCGCCGCCGATCGGCGCCTGAGCCGCATCCTTCGCCGCCGCCGCCATCGTCGCCATCTGTTCCGTTCGCGCCGCTTCGGCCGCCGCCTGTTGATCCTGAGCGACAAGTGCCTCCGCTTCCTTCGTCGGCCGGACGATGCGAGGATCGACGCCGAGCATATCCGCGTAGTTGTCGATCACCCTCATGATCGCGATCTTGTGTCGCACTTCCGGATAGATCTGGACGAGCGGTAGGCTCGTCTGCATGAATCGATCTTGACCGATGATTCCGACCAGCTTTTGCGCCTGAGCCAGAATCGAAATGTATTCGACCTTGAGCGTCACGTTCTCGAGCTCTGCCGGCGCCGGCGGTATGAGCTCATTCGCTTCCATCAGGCTCCATACTCGATCAACGAGCGGATCCAAGAGCTCATCGTTTGTTCGCTCGAGCACTGGCCCTAGCGCCAGGAGTTTCTCTTCGTGACGTTCTTCGACTTCTCGAGCCGTGATCGGTTGAGAGCCTCGAGTTGGATCGCTCACCGCCAGCATGAGGAAGAGATCCTCGTAGAACCCCCGGCGGATTCGATACTGCGTCTCTCCGATATCCGCCGTCAGATCGGCGAGGTTGACGTTCACGTCATGAATCGACTTAAGCCCGGCCTGGCCTTCCCGCACGTCGACATAGGTAATATCCCCCGGCAGGAGGCTCGTCTTTTGCGTTTTGAGCGACGTCGGCCCCATGACCGGCGGATCGATCTGTTTTGCGATCGCCTGGCCCTTCCGCCGTTGCATGATTTGCAGTTGCTTCACGTCCCCGAGTGTCGTCATCCCAGGGCAATCGGTGCCGTAAGCATCCTCCCCCGTCACGTCCCATCGTGGACAGAGGATCGGGAACGTCCGGAAGCCCGACTCCCGTAAGAACGTGTTATCCCCTTCGTTCATGCCCTTCTCGAGATAACAGGATTTCCACGGCAGGAACTTTGCCTCGAACCGCGTCGCGTCCGCGTCTTCGTTTGGCATGACGAACCAGCAAACCTCAACCGAGCTCTCGTATTGTCCGGCGTCCCATAGCGCCTTTGTCCGGCTCGAGATTTTCGACCAGTCAATTTGCCGCGTCCCATCAATCACGCCGAACTGTTTGACGACCTGGCGAACAGTGAGCTCGTATTCTCGGATGAAGGCCGTCACGAGAAGCCGCTCGTCGAGCCCGATCGCATATGAACCGATCGGATAAGCGTAGGCTCGAAATAAGTCCCTCGAGTCCTCGAGGATCGCCATCGCGCCCGTTCCGAAGACGCCCATGTCGCCGTAGACCGTAGGGAGTGCGTTATAGAGGTTCGACTGCAAGAAGATCGTCAGCATCCGATTCGTGACGATATGCAGCCATTCCTTGACCGGCCCAAACTCCGCGAGCTCCGGATCGGGCGTCGTCAGCTTCATCCACGGCCGAGCCGGCGAAGTTAGCCCCGCGTGGAGCCCGCTCGCCAGCGTCCGAGCGGCATAGCGCCCGGTCGAGTCGATAATGTTTCGGTTTCGTTTGTCGCCTTTGTTCCGATCCGTCACCCAAAATCGAGTCCGCCGCGGCAAGAGGTAGTCGCCGAGCTCTTTCCAATGCGAATCAAACGTGCTCCGCTCCGTCCAGAGCGCCGACCTCAGCGCCTCGTATCGAGCTCGCTTCGAGCGGCTCGAGAGTCCGGAGTCTTCGTTGTAGAAATCAGCCACGTTTGTGCTTGAAGTATTCGACTTGCCTTAATCGCTTGACCGCTTTGGCATGGGAGATCCCTTTCTTCGAGAGCGCCCGGCCCTTTTTCGAGACGACCTGGAATCCTCCGCCTTTGGATCTTTTGATCATGTGCCTAGAAGCGTCCGCGGCCGAAGAGCGCCCGTCATGCCGCCGGCGATTGTGCCCATTGGCGCCGGACCGCGGAGCGTTTGAATTGTGCCGGCTCGTCGCCGTTGTCGTGTCGCCGCCGCGAGTGCCGCCGCCTGAGCACTCGAGGCCGCTTCCGCCGCACTTGGAGCCGTCCCGGCCCCTGTCGGCCCTGGCGCCGCGGCTGTCGCTTTGGCCGCTTCGCGCCGCTTTTGCTCCGCTCGAAAGAACGCCCCGATCGCTCCCGGTTGCGCGGCCCGCTTCGCGAGCTCTTCGTCGGAAAGCCCTGGCGCGTCTTTGGCCGCTCCCGCCGCCGCCCTGGCTATCACTGAACCGCCACCGAAGAGAGCCATTACATTCCCCCGAATGCCTTTTGATAGGCTGTCTCGACTGCAACGTAGCCGCGACGCTCATAGAAGGCCGCGACGTGGGGAGAGCCGGACGGTGCGACCATTTTTAGCACACTGAGCCCTTTTTGTCGTGCATAGTTTTCAGCACACCCCAACATCTTCGGTCCGGCCATCCCGTTCCGGTAAGCTGGATCCACCCACCATGCAACCTCGTCACCGTAGATTTTCCCTGAGAGCGGATGCTCGAGCACTGCCAGCGCCAGGAACCCGACGATTCTCGAGCCGCACGAACACGGCCCCGGACCCTCGTTATCCTCCTGGCAGGCACAGGTCGGGTAATGACTCCGCTCCGCCACGAAGATCACGCCAGTCTGGATCACCAGCACGACAACCCCGAGCATCGCCTCGTCATTCGGCTCGATCAGGCCCTTGAAGTCTGTTTCGAGGAATTGCCGGCCCATTATGACAATCGCCCCGACGTCCTCGAGTGTCGCCTCTCTGACCGTCATTCGACGACCTCTTCCTTCCCGCACCCTTTACACCCTCCGCTCGCCGGCCCGTCCGGTTGGAGTAACACCGCCGCCTCGAGTAAATCGTAGAACCTCGAGACGGCCTGGCCCTCTTCGCTGTAGCCCGTCGTGTTCCGCTCGAGCATATGCAAGAGCGCCTCAGCCATTGGCCGCGGGATTGTGATCCGAACATCATCGGTCATAGTTAGACCCCTGCTAGTTGCGTCAGAACGTGCATCGTGCTCGACCCTCCCGAGCGTATGCCGTGGAGCCCGCCGCCAGGTTCCACGACCAGAATCAGATACACATTCGCCTGTAACGCGAACCCCGTTGAATCCGTTACCGCCCCATCCCCCAAGTAGACCGTCCCGCCATCGTTTCGTATGAGGATTTTTCTCGGCGGCTCATCCGTTCCTACGGCTAGAATCAGCGCCCGCGTCGAGCTCATTGGCACTCGGAATGCTGCTGGCATGTTTCACCAGTTCACGCGATTGCCTTCTCCGTTCCTTGTCCGCCTTCCGCGCCGCTTTGCCCTTGGTCTTCGGATGCACCCTC